GCCTATTTCAACAGGGGTCTTCGCTGACACATACCTCACCTGAGAATAATCAAAACCACGCTGCAACGATTCGGCGGCGGCCACAAAGCTGTCACGGTCAGAGTATGCCCTGCGCTTACTAGTGGTGTGGTTGTGTTGCTTCATGGCGTCCTCGCGAGCACACGCCATGCACTTGCCTATAGAGGTAAAACGATAATCTATATGACCCCTGTTACAAGGCTGCCCTGTGTAGTAGTGCTTCAAACCCTGGTCTTTGGCTTGTTTTCGGGTGATGATCATTGTCTTCTCCAGATAACTTATATGGTGTCTTATAGGTTATCGGTGAACTTGTAGCAACCCCAAAAGAAAAACCCCCGCCGAAGCGAGGGTTTAACCAGACCTAAGTCCTTGTTTTTACTGGCTTATGCGCCCGGAGAACCAAACACGCAACGGGGATCGCTCGTTCCGAACGAGAATCTTTCGCGGGCCTTGAAACGCATATTTCCTGTATCGAAGTCACCCTCCATACCAGTGCTGAGAGGCGTCCGCTCAAAGTGGATAAATCCACGGGGAGCGTCTGTCTTCAGGAAAAATGCGTCAGGGTCAGTCAGGAAGTCATTGACCACGTAACCTTCTGGGAGCATCCCCATGTTTTTCAGCGCGTTCACGTCGTTGTCTGCCGTGCCGACCCGCAGGTTGGACACCATCAGACGCTCAGCGACGAACTGCAGTTGGCGAGGCACGATCAGCTTCATGCCACGAAGGGCAATCTTCAGACCACGTTCGTCCACGAAGCTAGCGATGTTGATCAGAGCGTCCTCAAGCGAGGTTTCGTTCAGATCCGCAGCCACCGACGGGGTGTTGGCAAATGAGCCACCGCTGGTCAGCGGGTGGTCCGTGGCGCAAAGCGCCTTGCCGTCACCGATTGCTGTTGCGCCGCCTGTGAAGGCATTGTTCAGCACCGATGCGGCTTTCACCTGCTTGGTGTGGGCCATTGAACGTGCCAGCGCGCGGGTGTAGCGGCTACCAAGACGATCGTAAAGATTGTCCTCTACGGCCTCCTCGGTGAGCGCAAACGCCATGGCCACAGTTTCGTGGTTGTAGCGCGCGGTGTACGCTTCGTTGGCTTCGTCGAACGTGATCGCCGAACCTTCCGACTTGGTCGGAGCAGCACCAAATCCCGAGAGCATCACTTCTTCTTCGAACGCGCGGTCCGAGGATTCGGTGGTGAAAATCTCGGAGTGCTGGTTCTCGTAGCGACCATACTCCATGCCGAACAGGGCGTTGAGACCCGGCTCCAGCTCTTTCGCAAGTTGTGCGCGAGAAATAGCCATAACTCAGACCTCCTTTACACGCCAGTCGTCGAAACAGTACCACCGGCAATTGCGCCGTTCGGCGAATTGAAGTGGTTGTTCAGACGAACGATGATTCCAACACCAGCTTCGGTGAAGTCCGAGTTCTCAGGGTCGTCGAGGACGTCCATGATACGCAGGTTCAGCGTGTTGGTGGTGTCGATCGTATCGAGGTCCAGCGTTGCGCTCGACAGACCAGTGGTCGTCGAACCCGATGCGGCCGTTGCGAAGTTTGCGTTTGCAAACACTGCGGCACGAACCTCGGCTTCCGTGTTGGCTGCTGCCACGACGTTGGACGTCGCGATCACAAACAGCTGTGCGGGGTCGTCATAGACGAACGCCTTGACTGGGAAGTTCGAGTCAGCACCCGTTCCCGGCCAGTAGTTCGAAAAGACTTTTTCACCGTTGACAGACGAGATGTACTCGCAGCCCCAGAAAACGCCAACGAGACCCACAGTGCCGCCTGCCGCCGCCCCAACGATGTCAATGACACCGCCCGAGGTCGGGATAACAGGAGAACCCTGATAGATCGCGTTCGTGTTGTCCGAAGCAATGCGATACTCGCTGGCACCGGTGCTGTTGGTGTTCTGACCCATCTTCTTGAGGGGACGAAGACCAAAGGCACCATTGATGTTGGCCATGGTATAGCTCCTTCAGTTTCAGTTACTCGGCGTCGCCACTGCGACCACCGAATGAGACACGACTGCGCCGATCGCGTGTGATCGGCATCGAAGGATGTTGATCCTTCATCAGGTCCTGATCGACAGCTTGCATCTGTTCGCGGGTCCGGTTCCCGTAATACGCGGATCTTTCATGCACTGTTTCTTCAGGTATGCGGCACAGCATCAGTCCACCGTTCCCGATGACGCCCTCGTACCGACCTTCGTCGATGACAGGGGCCTCAAATTCCGGATACTCGTCGGCGCGGACAGGTTCCCATCCTTCACGCAGCTTGGAGTGGACGTTGATCTTGTCCTCCTCGCCACGCATTGCGACTCGAATCCAGCGATGCACATATCCCGCAGGGGGATCGGGGGCATCAAGGCGGCTGGGCGGTGCCCATGGTTTGCGACGTTGTTTCTTGTCGCGGGTTTCTGCGGCTCGGGGTGTTCTGTCAGCCATTGTCGTTCACTCCTTCACGTATTTCGCGTATTCCTCGAGAGGAACATTCAGCTTCTTCGCGATGGCAATCTGCGACGGTGACAGTTTTACCGACCGGCGCCCCTGTTTTGTTGTGCGAGACGCTGAAGAACCAGCAGAGGCGACCTGATTCTTCTTGCTCGATTTCTGAGCGGCAAACTTGTGCGGAAACTCCGCACGCATGCGCCGATCAATCTCATTATAGTATTCATCGCTCTGCGGGTCAAAGCCTTCTTCCTCGACCAGCTTGCGGTGAACACCAAACGCGGCATAAGTCATGACCTCGTCCTGACCAAACCACTCGTTCTTTTCCGCCCAGCCTTGCGCCTTGGGGTCCGCTTGAGGAGCCTGCTGCGGCTGCTGCGCGTATTGCGGTTGTTGCTGCTGCGCATACTGCGGCTGCTCCGCCGGGGCAACGCGCTCCGGCCTCTGCTCGTCAGCGCGGCGCTTGGCGATGTCGTAGCGGTCCTTCTCGCCGGTCGCGCGGGCCAAGGCTTCTTGCGCCTCGATCATGGCGTCCGTGTCGCCACTCTCGTACGCTTCCTTGTACGCTTTCCGTGCAGCGCCGATCTGCGACTCGATCCGCGCGCCGTACTCCGTCAAGTACCCGCTGTCGAGTTTCTGCATCCGGTTCTTGAGCTGCTGGTTCTCTTCCAACAGCTTCTGCGCGATGGTCGTGGCTTCGTTGCCCTGGCGCTCAGCTTCACGGTACTTCTCCGTGAGTTTGCTGATCCGCTTCTGAACGCTCTTGCTGTAGTCGTTCAGTTCGTCTTCGCCGCTTTCGACACGATCGGCAGCAGAAGCCACCTCTTTATCAGATATGTCGTCGGCAGGCGCATCGTCGGTCTGGTCGTCAAGAAACACTTCCTGACCCAGATCCTCGTCTTGGTTTTCTTCAGCCATATCGGCCTCCTTAAACTGACTTGATGTCCTGTGGATCAAGGATCGTGGCGATCACTTCGTCATCGTTGATGATGCGAACCTCTCCACCTTCGATCTTGAACCGTGAGCCTGCATATCGACCAATGCAAACCCATTGCCCCTCCTCGCACCACGGAGCCGAATCAGGGCCGAACTTGTCGGCGTCCTTGTAGGCCAGTGGTCCAAGCTTGAGCACATAGGCAACAACCGTTGCCACTGCTTCACGGTCCCGGATTTCGTCCGGGATGTGAAGGCCCCCGGATGTCTTGGCGACACCCTGAAAGGGCATAACCAAAAGCCGCCAACCCGAGGGCTGCGGCAGGCGGTCAACCAGATCTGTTTCGATGAGGCCGGGGTCGAGGACCCGGTCTGATTCCGAGACGTAGGCTTTGTCAAAGGACGGCTGCGCGCCCTTGCCGACTACGTTCTCTGCGAGCTTACCCAGATTCGTCAAATCCGTCGTCATAGTCGCTATATCTCTCCAGCAGGGTCCTGATTTCATCAGCCGCAAAAGAGAGACCCTGTATCTCCCCCACGATCATCTTGTACTGCTCCCAATCCTTTGGAACACCAGACACAAGCGCCTGAGCGAGCTCGTCTTCCCGCTCCTGCACTTTCTTGTACAAGTGTTTTGCAAAGTCCACAACCTCCATCAAAGATTGTCCCGGTAAGTTTGTTGGCTCTCCGAGGTCATCGGGCCGCCCTCCACCCAGTCGTCGCAGGTGTGGTCAGCCGCGCAGACGAACTTGTAGATCTGGCAGTAGCCAAGGTCGCCGGAATCATCGCCAATGCAGTCGAGGATCTCTTCGGTCTGGTTGTACGCCTTGCAGTTGCCACACACTTCGCTGACACGAAAAGCGCCGCCGTCCGCCGGGTTGCGGTAATCGGCGGCGTCCACGGCTTGCTCTTTGTTCGTGGCGTTGAGGTCTGCGTCCTTGGTCGGCAGCGGGCAGCTGTTGCCGTCGTCATCGTCGTCGTACTGGTCGACGGGAACAAGGTCAGGGAGGATGCTGATTTGGATCGTGGGCATGGGTCAGCTCCTCAGTACGTACCGCTGAAGTTCTTGCCAGACATCTGACCAGCTTTGCAGCCGCGAACGGAGCCGCCGTCACGGAACTTCTTGACGTGTTCTTGGTCCTTGGCCTCGGCGTTGGGACTCACGTCCACAGGTTCCGGGCGCATCTTCGGGCGCAGCGACTTTTCAGGCGCGACTGAACCCGCCTTCATGTCCTTCTTGCGCTCGCGCTCGCGGCGTTCTGCTTCTTTGTTGCCGCGCTCGACGGCCGTTTTGTTGTCTGCCATGGTCAGGGTCTCCTTCAGTAAATGCCGCTGAATCTCTGCGGTCGAGCAATGGGGCTGAACGCCTTGACGACACCGCCGTCGGCCTTCTTCTGTTTGCCGGCCTTGTCGAGTGCAATGGCCACGGCTTGGTCTTGCGGCTTTCCGGCTTTCATCTCCGTGCGGATGTTATCCGAGATGACCGCCTGCGACGAACCTTTCTTGAGTGGCATCACTGTCCCCCGTTGTTACGGCGCATGGCGACTTCTGCCTGCGTTTCGATGCGCTCGCGGTTCACGGCATTGCGCTCTTCCGCGATCTCTTCTTGCAGCTCGATCCGTGCGGCCTCGGCGGCAGCCTTCTGCTCAAGCTTCTGGCGCTCGATCTCCAGCTTCTGGGCGTCGATCTGAGCATCCGTCATGTTTTCTTGCTGCTTGGTCATCAGCTCCTGCTGGCGGATTTGCACCAGCGGGTCGGCCATTGGATCGGGCGGCGGCGGGGCCAGCTCAGGCAGCATCTTCTCAAGGATCTGCTGTTGCAGAAGCGCAACATAGGCGTTCATCTGCTCTGCGTCGGCGGCGGTCGCCTGCACCTGCTGGATCTGCATCTGCGCCTCTTGCGGGTCCACGGTCCCAGCTGCAACGGCCACGTTCATCTGTTCGATGGTCTCGTTGATCCCAGACATCGCCTGCTCCCGCGCCATGAAGGCCACATGCTCTTGGATGTGCGCGTAGAGCGCCGCCATCGCCATCGCGTTTTGCTGGACAAACGGTGTTTTGAGCAGCGAGATGTGGGTCTTGATGTGCGCGTCGTGGTTCTGCTGCGGGAATGCCTGCAGCGGAGTGCCGACGATTGCTCGGCCGTTCTCCATGGCAGGGTCCATGGGCTGGGGCTGGGGTGGCGCTGGCAGGATTTCCTCGATGTTCTGGACCTCAAGGGCCTGATACATCCGCTTGTACGCCGCGTGCAGGTTGTGCATCTGCGGGTTGGTCTGCGCCAGCTTGAGCTGCTCTTGGGCCAAAGCCACGCGCTGCGCCATCGAGAAGATGTTCGGATCGCTGAC